ATACTCGTCCCGGGCGGTGCCGGACAGGGCCTGGACACGGACGATGCCGCCCCACTCTGGCACCTCCACATCCCGGGTCGGCAACTCCACCTTGAAGATGTCGTCCTTCGACAGGTAGGTCACGGGATCGTCACGAAGAAGCTGTAGCCGAGAAGCGCGAACCCGATGGTGACGGTCTCAGCTTTGTCGCCGCCGTTCTGGTCCGGGGACACGGCAGCGGCCTGCACCTTGAACACGTTCATCTTCTGACCGGTGACGTCACCCTCGAGCATGATCGTGATGTAGCCGACGAGCCGCGGGGTGATCAGGGACCGGATGTCCACCGACGTCGACGACTCGTAGAACGTCAACGACGAGTCGTTGAGGGTGTCCAGGCCGGGGATCTTCGTGATTGTCGTGGTCCCGAAGTCGGGGGTGTCCACGAACGCTGTGGTGACGGTGAACCCGGACACACCGTCGGTGGGGATGGTGCCGGTCATGTCGGTGCCGGCGTTCAACTCCAACCGGGTCGGCGCGGAGATGGTGGCGATCGTCGGCACCCAGTAGTACTTCCGGGTTCCGGGGCCGATGTACCGGACACCACCGAACGACAATGCGGGGGTAGGCATTTACGGGCTCCCTTACTTCGGGCATGAAAAAAGCCCGCGGCAGCGGGCTCGATGGTGGGGTTCGGTTTAGAACGGGCCGAGGATCGCGACGGTGATGGTGGTGATGGTGCCGTTGTGCTTCAGGTTCACGAACCCCGTCGAGTCGATGAAGTTCTGGATGTTGATGTTGTCGAGGGCGATGACCTTGAAACTCGTCGCTGCCATGCTGGACACGATCAGGGCGTCGGACCATTTCGTGGCGCCGGTCGGGATGGCGGGGGCTTGCGCCCCGACCGGGGTGACCGCGCCGGGGTTGTTGCCGTCCAGCACCCACAGCGTAGCGGTGCCGGGGGTGGCGCCGTTCTGGTAGATGAGGATGTAGCTGCCGCCGGATGCTGCGAACTTGTCGGCTGCGGTGGTGGCGTTGAACGTCGGCGTCACCACGTTGCCGACGGACGGCTTCTGCGGGGTCAGGGTTGCCATTACTGCTCCTCGTCCTCGTCAGGCAAGCTGACGTCTACGACCGGGGGTTCCACGGCCGGTTCCTCATCCAGCGGCGGCTGTTTCAACACCCAACCCGACTGGGTGAGCTGATCCACAGCCTCCGGTGGGTAACTGACCTCCACACCGAGCTCGGGGTGGATGAGGGTCACGTTCACGGATTCCTGCGCGAACCGCCGCTCCTCAGCCGCGTTCCGGATCAGGCCAACTAACTCCCGGTCGCTGACCCCGTACTCCCGGGCGTAGTCCAGGGCCTGTTCGATGCTCATCATCACGGTCCCCTTAGAGGGCTTTGTAAACGATCCGGAACGGCACGAACACCTGCAGCCCGTCGCTGTACGCCAACTGCTTCCACGTCGGATCTGTGAAACCCGGATTCTGGTACGGGTTCTGCGTGTCACCTTGGACAGCGGTCTCGACAGCGGCGGTGATCCCGGCGACGGACGCGCGGAGCGCGCTGAACCCACCGGAGCCGGCGTAGGCGCCAGCAACGCAGTACACCGTGACGTCCTCGAGCCGACCCTGCGCGAAGTCGCCGCGTTCACTGGCGCCATCCGCGGCGGCCACCGCTTCCCCATTCGCCGCGGCCAATACGTCTTCGACACCCACCCACAGGGCGAGGGGCAGCGGACCTGATGATGGCATCGGACCGTCGACGATCGCGACCGGTGGTGTCGCCGCGCCGAGACCAGGCGCGGCGATGAACAACGCGACGAGATGGTCCAGGAGCGTGGGGATGGCGCTGGTAGCCATCTAGAAGTACGCCTCGAGCGTCGCCGGGGACAGCAGCTCAGCCGCGCGTGGTGGGATCCCGAAACCCCACCCCGGCAGCGTCACTGTCGGTTCCGGGCCACCGAACGCCACCGGTGCCCCACCACGTTGCGTCTCCCACAGATGCTGGATGATCAACGCTGCGGCTTCGTTCACGAACGCCGGCACGGCGGTGCCGAGCCCGGCGGTGTAGGTGACGAGGTAGAACGGCCCACGGGACCAGAACGGCAGCTGCAGTTTGCGGCGGATGATCCCCGTCACCCCGTCAACGTCCAGGTCCGAGAGGGACAATGGGACGTTGTCGACGACGTCCGCGATGGACACGACGGACACGAGCGGCCGGTACCTGACTGTCAACGTGCGATATCCGGAGCCGGCCCGGACCCGTTCGTTGGTGATCTGCCGGGTGATCACCGGCCCACCGATCGTCTTCTCAATCAGCGCGGTGATCGTCGCGATCTTCCGCTGAAGCTCCGAGTCGTTGCTAGTGTCCGACGCTTGAATGTTCAGCATGTCCTTCGCATCCTGCAACGGCAGGACGGTGACCTCGAACGGGTCGTACGTGTCGAAGGAGCCTTTGCTGCCGCCACCTGCGCCGCTGGCGAGGGTGATCTGCCACACCCACGGGTAAAACCCGACCGGGGTCGTGTCGGCGAGGGGCAGATCCTGGTGGTAAAGCCCGGTGCCGTCATGCGCCGGCGATGAGTAGGTTTTGACGGTGCCGTCGGGTTGGTGAACGACGAGGCTGATCGCTGACGCGTCAGTGAGTGTCCCGGTGGAGTCTCTTACGGTGACCGGGATGTGGACGGTTTCGAGACCAGCCAGGTAGCGGGCCATGACCTAGCCGACGGCGCTTTCGTAGGCTTGCTCCCATAGCCGCCAGCCGTCTTCGATGGTCCAGGCGCGGGCCTGTTCGCGGGCGGCGTCGCCCATCTCGTCCCGCATCTGCGCGTCGAACACGAGGTCGGTGATCCTCGCCCGCCACTCCTCCGGCGAGTTCACCAAGAAGCCTGTCTTCCCGTCGACGACATAGTCGGAGTAGGGGAGGCGGTTGGAGGCGACGATCGGGATACCGAGCGCACCCATTTCGAGGGCGCGGAGCCATGTTTTGCCGCGGTTGAACGGGACATCAGCGGACGGGGCGACCGCGATGTCGAAGTCGATGTGCCGGTAGTAGGCACCCACGTCGGGTTCCCACCGCGTCCACCTCGACCTTGAGCGGAGGTCGCCGAGCAGCGGTGAGAAGTCGAAGCCGATGAAATGGGTTTCGGTGCTGGGGTGGTCAGTGAGAACGGTGCGGAGGGTGTCGGCGATCTCCACCATGTCGACGAGGTGGCTGGTGCCGCCGGCCCACCCGACCGTCACCCGGTCTGGGTGCGGCTTCCGCGCTTTCGGTTGATCCAGGAGCGCGGCTTTGACGTGGTTGGGGAGGATGCGGATGTTGTCGTTGTACGGCCGCACCGTCTCCGCGAGGTATTCGTTGGTGGTGGTGACCATGTCACACAGCCGCAGGCAACGCCGCACGCCTTCCCGGGCGCGGTCGTCGGCGAGGTGGGGTAGGCCGGAGGAGTCGACGTTCAGCATGTCGTCGTCGACCTCGTACACGAGTTTCGTACCTTGCCCAACGAGGCGCTCAAGCATGCGGGCGCCTTCCTTACCGGCGGGACGCTGCAGGACGAGGACGTCGAGGCCGTTGACGTCTTTCGGGCCGGGAATGGGGCCACCGGGTGGCATGACCCCGGTGATGTGCTGCGACCGGTCGTCGAGGTGTTTGAACGGCAACCAGATCCGGTAGTACGACGAACCGTCGTACGAGTGGGGCATGGCACCGATCGTCAACGTGGTCATGCGGTCGCTTTCTGCCGGGGCCGCCCGTAGGCGTCCATTTGGGCTAGCTGGTAGGAGGCATCGCGTTGCGCCCGTAGTTCCGCATCCACGGCGAGGTCGGTGGGGACGCGGACAACGCCGATACCACCCCACGTGTCAGGCCACGCGATGAACCGTTCAAGGTCACCGTCGAGGGTCGCCCAGAACCGGTGGACCTGAATGTAGGGCTGCGGCAAGTGAGGGAGGATGTCATGGAACCCGACCAGGCCACCCGGACGCACCAGCGGCGCATACATTTCGTAGTCGGCTTTAACGCCGTCATAGCTGTGGTCACCGTCGATGAACAGCATGTCCACCGGCCTGCCGGCGAGGACATCCTTGAGTTGGTCCAGAGTCGCCTGCGAGTGGCTGTCGCCGCACACCACCGGGCAACCCAGCGAGTTCAGCCGGACCACGTCCTCATGCCCCGGCGGCGGCAAATCGACACCAATCACGGTCGGGCTGATCTGTTGCCACGCCCACAACGTCCCCCCGTCGTACGACCCGACCTCAACGACCACCTCGAGGGGGTTGAGGTCCATGGCGAGGGCGAGGAACCCAGCGAGCTCGGCGTCTTTCTGGATCGCGCCGTGATCCTTGATCGCGGTCCTCGCGATCGCCAACGGATGCATCAGTGATCGGGCTTCTTCGGCGCCGGCTTGTCCTCATGCTTCGGTTCCGGCTTCTCAGCCTTCTCCGGGGGCTTCTGGTCGATGTCTTCCTTCAGTCGCGGGTCGTGACCCTCAAGCTCGTCATACACGCCCATGTGTCCTCCTTGAATCTCCGCGGTAAGTCCATGTGCGCCGGCCGGTCACGTGGTGGAACTGCGCCCCGGCGTCCAGCAGGCTGAGCAGAAATAGGTAGTCCTCGGCGTGCGAACCAGCGAAACCGTCGCCCATTGACCCCGGCTCCGGGAACCCACCGATCGTCTCGATCAGGTCGCGCCTGACGAGGTTGGTCATCATGATGTAGCTACCCCGCCGGTGACGGCAGTGCGAGCAACGTTCACCACGACGAGCGTCGAAGTGGTCCAGCTGCTCTAGCCCCCACGGAATGTGGATCGGCCCGCGCACGGGTACGCCTTTGTAGCAACACACCAACGCGTCCTGCATACCTGGCGGGTCAGACTCCGGGTAGGTGCCGATCAGGTCGGCGCCGGACTTGTTCGCTCCAGCGATCAGCGTCTCAAGATGATCCCGATGGAACGAGTCATCGTCGTCGAGAAATGCGACCCACGGACTGGTGACCTGCGCGAGCGCTCTATTGCGGGCCACATGCGCGCCCGCACGGTCATGGTCTATGTAGATGACGATTTTTGCTGGTGGAGCGGACTGCCGGTCAACTGACCGGACAGCCCGCTCCAACCAGGTCGCTCGTTCCGGCAACGATGGGATGACAACCGTCACCTCACCGCTGGTGATCATTCAGGAGATGGTGAGGTACCGGAACCCGGCTGTCGTCCCCGTCGTCGACCCGGTTCGCCAGAACATATACCAGCCAGCCTCCCCCGCGGGCAGCTGCGCCGCGGAACCGGTGCCCTTGATCATCGGGTCGTACAGCATGGAGACGCCGACACGGTCGGCGATGATGAACTGGTTCCAGTCACCGAACATCAGGGTGATGGATGCGGTGCCGGACGCGGCTGAGGTGCCGGTGGTGGTCGAGCTGAAGTCCGACGCCTCATACACCGGCTGGCCGAGTAGCGACGCCGGCGTGTTGCTGGTGAGGTTGGCCCAGAACCCGCCGCCGCCGTACTGGTCCATCGACCGGACCTTGTTCAGGATGACGAGGTTCCCGAGGAACGCCGCCGCGGA